GTCTTGGATTAACAAAGATTTTCTGTACTTTATAGGTCATGTAAGTTGTCCTGTTCTAGAAAGAATTAAATGGTTAACTCTAACCCAGTAATACCCATCTCACCGCTTTCACTCATTTCTTTTACAGATGTTATTGCTTCATGCCATGGGAATCCTTCTAAATCTACTTCGCCAACAATAGCGAAGCCACCATGAACATGTTTCCAGCCTGTTGCTGTTGCTTCTGGGTAAATCTCATAAATCCAAACATCAGAGACGCCAGTTTCCGGGTCTGGTTTTGATGCGGCGATATGATTAGCCCATGACTTGAATGAATCATTTACTGTGATTGGCAAGCCAAAGAAATCAATGATAAAATGGCGGTAGCGGTCTGTTTTAGCTAGTTTCATTGGGGTTCTCCATTTGTTTGTGCTGAAAGCTGTTTCATATATTCAAAGACTTCTGTTTTGTGCTCTAGGGAAGATTCTTCAATAACTTCTTTGACAAATTCTAATGAGGAAACTTCTTTCTGGTGTTTGTAATCAGCCAGAGTGTTTATGGTTTCACTGGCTTCATCTTGGTATTCAATTTCAACAATGTTGCCCTTCTGGTACAATGCTTCGATGAAGTTAGCAAATTGCTGTTTAGCTGTATCAGTTTTAACTTCGTTTTGGCTAATGTAAACCTTCAGGACTTGGTTCTTGTAATCATTACTGATGTTTTTGTTATAATCAACAATATGATAAACCTTATCATTCGTAGTGATTTTCTGGTATTCTTGTGTGGCAGTATCCAGAATCAGGAAGCCTTTTTCATCACCATAATCATTCCATGAAGTAAAGAACGGATTGCCGGGATACCAAACATTGCCATTTTCTGATGGGTTGTGGAAATGCCCGGATATGACTTTCTTGAACTTGCGGAAAGGCTGAAGTGGCGTGCCGTGTTCGCAAACCCCAAACTTGCCCATTTCACAGCCTATGAACTGGAAATGCCCCAGAACAGTGGTTTGTTGCGCTTCTTTCAAAGGAATGCGTTCAAGAGCTTGTTCAATCATAGCCCATTGTTCTTGGTTTGAAATCCATGGAATGAAGATAAAGGGCATGCCGCCAATAGTTTCTTGGTGAATGTCAATAAGCCATTCGTCAGTGTAAACAGACAGGTTTTCATAGGATGATTGCAGGATTTCTGGAATAGAGCAATGCGTCATGTTCTTGTAGAAGCAGTCATGATTGCCAAGAATAATGTCTAAATCAATGTTTAATCTATTCAGAATCTCATCAAAGAAGGCTTCTTTGAAAACTGATAATGTGTGAATGTTTACATTTACCCGGTTATCAAATACATCGCCTAAGTGAATGACACGTTTAACGTTATGCTCTTTAATGGCTGGAATAAACTGATTAGAAAGCCATTCTAATTGTTTCTGCTGGAAGAAATGGGCGTCTTTCCTACAGCCAAAATGTGTGTCGTTAAGGATTGCAATTTTCATAGATTGTACTTCTCTTTGTTAAATTTTAGCTGGAAGGGAATACATACATCCCCTTTTCTTGTTTTGAAATGTTTGTCAATGTTTATGATTTCAAAACCAAGCTCGGAAAGTTTATACATTGCGTCTTCATTAACCGCGCGCCAAAAATCATTGAGCCAAACTGAAAAGGTTTTATCTTTATCACTATTAAAGGCATTCGTTACAACATTGAAATTCTCACCTTCAGAAAACCATTGTAATATTGGACTACAAGGATTATTTTCATCAAAAGAAATGTAGGCAACCGATATTTCACCCTCTTTCATGAGCATGGCTTGTTGTCCTTCAGCAATAGCAGGAATATAGCGCCAAGCCGGGTCTTGCATAATCAGGTCTTGTTGAAAAGCGATAAGTTCATTCGAGGTCATTGAAAGTTTCCTTAATAACAGTGTTGATGTAGTCTCTTTCTGAAAGGTTTGGTTTAACTGGTAATGAACAATCTACATACGGTTATGATATGAAGATGAATACTTGTCTGTTTTGCTAACCATGGCTGGTTTGCCATTGATGCCAGTCTTGCAGGATTAAATCTTAGTTACAAGTTTCGTAATAAAACTTGTTTCAAAGTCTATGTGAAATTCTAATCTGTAAACTAGAACCTCAAAACTTTAGGCGTACTACACACCTGTACTAAGTCCAACTGGTTTACAGTTATTCCTAGATGCTTTTTGAGAATGTTATAAGCACCGTTTGCATCGGCATTTATAAGAGTTCCATTAGAAGACTTGAATAATCCTCTTTTAATTCTCTTACCTGTATATGTATCATGCTTTTCAACAGATTCATTATCTAAAAAACTACATTTGGATGTGTAAGATTCTTCACCTGTAATTACTTTAATACCTACTAAAAGACATTTATAAGTAATCATTTCAATAAATTTGCTATACGGAATTTGAACAAAGTTCTGATTGTTTCTTTTACCTAACTTAACGTTCTTCTTCCAACCGTTGTTATGACCAATAATAACTTTAGAAATCCCTAAAAGGATAAATTTCTTTACTAACGCACTAGTGGCTTTGTGAAGGTAATTGTCAACCCTTCTATTACGTTTATTGGTTAAATTTCTGATTTTCTTGGACGTTTTTACTCCTTTAGGAAGTTTAGATTGAAGTTTAGCCTTTCGTTTATTCCATTGATGGTTAATGGATTTAAGCGGACGTCCATTGATAATAAACGATGTAGAATTTGTTGTAACTACAGTTGCTAGGTTATTAAGACCTAAATCAATAGCAGCGACATTATCAGAAACAACTGGTTTTACTTCTTCTACGTTGTAAACGACCTGAAGTTCATAGTAACCATTTTTAGGAACAACCTTGACTTCGTGAATTTGTTCAAGAGGAATATTGCTTTTGAACTTAATGTTTGTTTTAGTAATATGAATCAAGCCTTCCTTCTTATATGTCATTTTAGACAGTTTCCGTTTATGAAAAGTAATTAGATTTCTACCTTTGACTTTATCTTTATAACGAGGTGGATTAACTTTCTGATTGTGCTTACCTTCTTTCTTTGATTGTAACGACAGAAAGAAAGATTCAAAAGCCCCATCAAGTTGTATGGAAACGTATTCTGCGGGCAATGAAGGAAGTGCGTAAAAATCAGGATTCTTTTATTCTCTTAAGAATTTACGCATATCCCGTTCTTGAATATATGGTTTACCTTCCTGATAATTCTGCCTTTGAATGTAAAGAATAGCATTGTACAGGTTCTTAGATGGAAAGCACAGTTCATCACAGGTTTTATATATCAACCTGTTAGATTGTTTGATAACTGTGATTTCTGTTAATAACATATTAGATTCCTTTGTTGAATGATGACGCCATTATAAAATGTTTTTTGAAAATGTAAATTACATTTTGTTTAGATAATTCAATCAAATTGAAGTACATAATGTGTCTCCTTTGCGCAGTAAGTAGGATAGTCTTCTTTGGGAAGTGCAGGCGGAATTTTTAAATCAACATATGGATTCTGAATAGCTACATAAAGTTCGTCAGCTTGGTTGCGGTAAGCAGAAAAAGTAAAGCCGTGTTCAATAAGCCCTGAATCTTGGAATTTATCGTGTTCTTGTCTGATGAGAACAGTTTGGGCTTTTCTTAACGGTGGTTCGTCTGACCAGATTTTGTCGCGTAAGTTATCACCGATGTTGTATTCAATGGCTTTGATAATTTTGGAACTCTCACTAAGTTTGTAATGTTCTTCATGAAGTCCATAGGGAAAATTATTACCGATAATGATTTTCACCATTGAAACCGGTAACACCTGAACTGCAATAGAATTGAGGAAGAAGCTGTCGTTGTATGGCGCGCAGTCAACGCTAAAGAACTTTATCTTCTTGTGATTCTTGTAAATGTAATCCAGAAGCAAATTGCCAAGTTCTACATTTGACTGTCTGGGCTGGTTGTTTAAAACTTTGCATTTAGACCAATCCAAAGTTTTACAGGCTTTATAGAACTTGTTGAAATCGTTTTCTGATACTTCATTGTAGAAAAGCTCGTAGTAGATTTTAGACATAAAGAAAGCTCCCATTGGTTGTTTCAATGGGAGCTATTGTATGGTTTAGATTCAGGTGTTGCTATTACCAAATACCAATCCAAATTTAGCCTTGTCATCATCTTCACCACGTTTAGGTTTAATGAGAATGCCGCCGGATGATTCTTCTTTAGCTGGCGCTTTTGGCTTTTCTTCAAAAACATCAGCTTCATCTTCAATATCAATAAACTGTTCGTCTTTCTTTTTCAGAAAAGCCTTTGTTTTCTCTGAAGTTTCTTTCTTAATATCGGAAAAGGTCTTCTGTTCCAGCTTGGTAGTAAGCCCAACATCAGGCTCTTTATCAGGCTGTAGGTCAAAGATTTCCTGATATTCCATGCTAATACCAAACTTACCAAGTACGTTTTCTTTCTCGCCAAATCGGTTCTTGAACAGTTTGAACTTGCGCTTTTTCGGGTCATCTTCATCAGCATAGAAGAACATAAGGAAGTCAAAGGTGTTCACCATGTCTATTGATGTAGCAACATCAGAAACATCAGCGCCATCGCCATCACTTGCGGCACTTCTATTCATTTGCACACCAGTCCAAACCACTACATTCAAATCCCTTGCGAAGTTCTTAAGGTCTTCAGAAATGGCTTTCATGGCTTCATAGGTTTTCTGGTAAGGAACAACAGGCTTCATCAAACCCATGTAATCCACGATAATGACATCTGGCGTGAAGTTATTCTGTACTTGGTAAGTTTCTACCAATGTTCTTAAGTCAACAATGTTACACTTTGACAAGTTTTCAGAAACCACTGAAATCTCCCCATAGCCTTTTTGCTCTAAGGTTTTAATTGCTTCCATATAAGCGTCTTTAGAAACGTTTTCAAACTGGGAAACTGGGGTTCTAAGAATGTTTGAATGCAACCTATTCATGACTAATGATGGCTGAAGTTCTAATGACCAAAGAAGAACTTTCTTGCCCATCTTGGAATAATTCATTGCTAGTGAACACATAGCCAATGTTTTACCGCCGCCTGATGCTGCCGCAAAGCCACACAAAGAGCCGGGCGCTACGCCGCCTGATGTAATGCTATCCATGAAATGATAGCCTGTTGGCACTTTGAGTTCAGTGTCGGTAAGCATTTCATAGTTCTTTTCCTTGTTGCGGTAAAGCGACAGGATTTCCTGTTTTTGGAACTTGAAGATGTTAGCAGCTTCTAGTTCCCTAGTAACACTTTCAATACTTTCGTTCTTAGGAAAGCCCTCCTGCATGTAATTAACAAGTTTGTGAACAGCTACTTTTTGCATTCTTCGGCGGCAAAAGTCTTCTGCTTTTTCATTGAGCCATTCTTCATCTGGCTTGAAATCTACAGCGGCTATTAAATCCAGCGCTTCTTCATTCAAGTTAGACATATTACCCTTGTGCATTTCCCTTGTAAGGGTTTCTAAAGGGATTCTTGATTGATATTTGTTGAAGTAGTCCTTAATGATAGTAAAGGCTTTATCCGCTTGATTAAGTTCAAAAAAATCAGGTTTGAAATATCTAATGGTTTCTTTAATGAAATCATCACTATGCAGAAATCCTGCTAAAACATGGACTTCATCATCAGTTTGTAAAGCCATGATTTCTTTTTTCTTTTCTTGTTCTTGGTCGTTAGCCATTATGTTGGTTCTCCTTTTTTCTTGTTAAACGTTAATCTATTGTGTTTCCGCCTTCATCAGCCCAGTCATCAAAGACGTTTCTATTATAAGAAGTGTACTTGGCAAGCTCATTGATTTCTTTGTTGTGGGTTATAAGGTCAGGAACGAATTTGGGTTGGAAGTCTTTTGGAAGCATGGCAAACTTCTTGCCGTTTCTTGTGTAGAAGCCATATTTCACTCTGCAAAAATCTTCTAGCTCTTTAGGCACACCAAGATAGCGCAATGTGCCGTACTTCAGCAAATGGGTTGTTACTTCATCTGAATCATACGGCAATGTCTTGAAGAAATCAATGTACTCACGATTCTTTGTATAAGGGATTGATTGGTAAGTTAATTGGGGCTTGGGTAGAGGCTTAACTTGTCTTTCTTTGACTGGAAGTTCTTTGGCGATTTCTTCTTTAATCTTTCGTTCATTCAGTTCATCCAGAACTTTGATAATCTTTCTTCTTCTGGATTTTACATAGCCATTTACGTTTAACAGAACGTTATTGAAGTAATCCTGAACATGAAAGTAAGAACCGCCGTATTCATAACTTACAATGTCCTTAAAGTCATGTTTTAGAAGAAGTTTTGTTAGTTTTAGAGCATTATCCCATGGGGCGATTTCAGGAATAATGCCACTGAAATCTCTTATGCCTTTGTTTTCATGAATGAAATCCGCGAAAACTGTTCGCCATGTTTGCTTCCAAACGCTTCTTAAATTTGTTACTGGGTAATTCAGGACGTTTTCTTCTGTTACAACATCCAGCATAAGCCCTGATAAGCCATGATGCTTATTAGGATAGGAATTGCACATGGCATTTAGAACCCGCATTAAATGGGTATCGGTAAGGCATTCTAAATGGAATTTATCAGCATCTTCAGTGGCTCTTTTCTCAAAGTCTAGTATGAAAATTTCCTTTTCATACAGATACTTAGAAGATAGCCATATTGCTTTATCTACAACTTGTTGATTATTAAACACATTTTCTCCTTGTTAGAAATTTAACTGGGCAGATTCTACGTAGAAAGCCATGAAGCCACACTTAAATATCAGCAACATTTATTCTTGGCGTTGTTTTATAAGGATTTTCTTCGTATGCTTCCCTACATTGGACTAGTAGCAGCCAGACAACTTGCTGCTAATGCTGCTAAAGGCGTTATTAAAAGAGGCGTAACCAGTATTGCTGGTGGGTTAGGTCTGACTTCAAAAGCTCTAGCTGAAGCTGGCGCAACTGGTCTTGCTGATATTGTTAATCAACGAAACGCTGATATTAGAACAAGGGAAGTTGAAAAAGCTAATCAGCGGGATATGAAGCGCAATGTTGAAATTAACAGGGCTTTGATGGAAGGCAAAGATGTTAATAGCGTCATTGACAAGTATCGTCGCCAAGAAGAAAGAAGAAGAAAAGCTGAAGAAAAAGCCAAGAATAAAACTACTAAACGCGCTAAACATAGGGAAGCTAATGTTGCTAAAACATTCGCTGCTTCAAAAGCTGCTGCGGATTACGTCAAGAATGCTGGTAACAGATTAAACCCTGTTAATCTTGGCAAAGGCATAGCCACTAGTGGCAAAATGTTTACAGCTAAAATTGGTGACGCTATTAAGCAGAAAGCTACAAATGCTGTTGATGCTGTTCGCTATTCCAAGATGAACCTTGATTATTCCAATGAAGGTAAAGGCAGGCTTGCGAAACTGGTTAGCAATTTCAACTGGGGTGTTACTGACCCGTTGAAAAGAACTGCTTCATTCATGAGTGGTAATAACAAAGTAGGCAAATCATTTGCCGCCTTGGGTGATATTATGACAGGAAGTAAGCCCAAATGGCAGCACGACCCAGAAAAAGAACTTGAGAAAAGAGCTAAGAGAAAAGTCAAGATTTCTGGTAGTGAAGCCCGTCGTAGAGGTCTTAACAAAGAAGGTGTTAAGAAAGCTGAAGAAGCCGCAATGCCTAATGCTAAGAAACAAGCCTATATGGAAGCGGATATGGGAACACTTATTCGCGGTAACAAGTACCGTAGAATGGGGGCTGGCGCTAGGATAAGTTATCATTCTGATGATTTAATGGGTTCTGGTGGTGTAAGAGCAGCAGGTGCTATTGCTAAATCCCGTGGTGTGCAGAAAGTTGATGTTTTAGCTTCTTCTTCTGGTATTACAGTTCTTAGCAATGCTGTAGGTGATGTTAAAGGCGCTGTAACTGGTGTAAGCGGAAGTGTAAAAGGGCTTGAGCAAGTTTTAGCCCATACCAAGAATGCAGAAGCCAATAAGAATGTTGATGTAAATGGTGTTGAAGACATTGCCCAACAACTGCAAGCCGTTGCGCAGAATACTGCTGGCATTCAACAAGGGCAAGATAGCGGGGTTGTGGCTGAACTTACCAAGATTAGCAACAATACAGAGCCTTCATTATTCTCACGTGTATGGGATGGCATTAAAGCTGTTCTTACAACTGGCGTGAACTTTACCAAGATTGGCAACGAACTTAGATTAGTTGGCAACAAATCCCTTGATTTCATTGCTAAAAAACTTGGCATGCCCATTCCCAAATTGAAGCCTAGAAGATTAAAAGCCTTGTTAGGCATGTCTGGTTTGGCTGGTCTTTCATACATTGCTACCAAGATGGATGATATTGTCAAATGGTTTACTGACACGAAAGAAGGCATTACGGATTCTATTAAGAACTTCTTGGGCATTGGTAAAGCTGATATGGTTTCAGGCGCTGACAATCCCGGAAATGGCGTAAATGGCACGCCGCCGAAATCACTTGGGCAAAAAGCTGTTGAGTTCTGGGAAAACGTTAAAGAAGGCTTCAAGAAAAGCTGGGATTACATAAAGGACTTGTTTAATAGAGGATGGGAATGGCTTAAGAACATTTCATGGGATGATATTGTTAAAGGGCTTAAAGCCATTAAAGACGGCATTGTCTCTTTGTTTGGTGTAATTAAATCACTTATTGTTGGTGTTTGGAACATTGGCAATACAATTTACAGCACCATTAAAGAAGCTTTCAATAGCACGGATAAGCTAAAAGAGAAATTCCAAAGCCTGTGGAAATCATTTGGTGAGTTCTTCCAGTCTGTAGGCGAACGCTTCAAAGAGCTTATGAGTTCTATTAAATCAGCTTTCCAATCCCTTATGGATGCTGTTGGGGAAATCATTAAAGCTATTATGATTATTCTCAAGCCCATTTTCAAGATGATTGTTTCTATTCTTACTGTCATCTGGGAAGTCATTGAAAAAATCTTCAAAGCTGTTTCTACAGTTGTTGGCATGATTTTTGATGTTATAAGCGGTGTTGTTAGCTTGATTGGCGGATTATTAAAATGGGTCGCTGATACGATTAACTGGATTAGAAACAGTGCCATTGGTAGGGCTTTTGGCTGGGATGATAAGGGCAATACCATCGACAAATCTGCTGAACAAGCCTACAAGAAAGAGCTTGAAAAGAATAACAGTATTCAGGAAAAACAGCTTCAGTCAATCAATCAGGGCAATACTCAACGGGATAGAATCGCCCAACGCCAAGAAAACCTAGCTAGAAAAGAATATCTGCGTAATAAAGAAGCTGATGCTGCTAGGGATAAGCTGATGAAGGAACAGTTGGCTTCACAAGACGAAACCAAGAAACTTCAGCGGCAGCAAACTAAAGAACAGAAAGAACTTCGTGAACAGTTTGCTAAGGCTTTCAATGATACTGAGGAAGCTAAACAAGTTGATGCTGAAACTGAAGCTGAACAAAAAGAATTCACTTCTTTAGCTGATACTAGAGACTTTACTGCTTCCATGACAGTTGCAGCCGCTAATGAACTTGACAAATTTTCAAACATGAGCGAAGAACAAGTTCGGGAAGTCATGGCTAAGAAGGCTATGGAAGAAGGCGAAAACATGGCTTTAACCTTCCAGAAAGCTGCTGATTCAGGAATGTTCACGAAAACTAAACTCGGCTATAACAACCAGAACGAAAAACTTACTTATGGAATGTACGGTGATAATTTAAGCCGTATGGAAGCACGCGGGGTTGACATGCTGCTTAGAATGGGTAAGACCGCTGAAGAAGCCATGCAATTCGTAGAAGAAGCTGCTACTAAAGATAGTGTTGGGCAAGGTGTTGTTTATGGTCAATTAGAAAAAGACTATGAAAAGTACGCTGGCATGAAGTATTCTGGTTCTGGTAAGTCTGGTGAACGTTTAAGTATTGCTAACAAAGAAATGTTCCGCTTCCAAGGCTTGAACAACGCCAAACTTAGAACTTCTGGTGGTTTCTTAGAAGGGCTTGGCGGCTTTTTGGGTGGTAGTAAGTACGGAACATTCACTGACCAGAACAGCTATACTGCCGATAATCAACGCGCTATTACTGACACTCGTGAATATCAGGACAGCATTATTGCCGCTTTACAGGAAAAAGCTGCTGCTCTTGGCGAACAGAAGAAATCCAAGCTGCGTAATGCTTATGTTGATAGAATGAGTAAACCAGTTACTGAAGCTGAAATTACAGCGGCTATTAGTGGCAAACCTGCTGTGCCAGAAGTGAATACGCAGCAAAGCATTAACACTGGCGTTATGAAAACCCTGTCTGTTGTTGCTAAATCACAAGCTGATGTTAGCAAAACGCCAGTTATCATTAACAACAATAATGTTACTAACAATAATGTTGCTGGTTCTGGAAGTGGCTCTGATAAAGCAGCGCCTAAAGTGGTTGATAACAATGTTTACTTCATGCGTAACATTGCTAACACAGTTGCCATGAATAGGGTTATGAATAGAAGCCTTTGATAAGCCCTGTAAGAAGATTTAAGCCCCTTAAATGGGGCTTTAATTTATCTTACAAGTCTAAAGAATGTGTGATGTTTTCCAATCTTGCCAATCTTCACTGTGCCTTTCCAGCCCTTTTCGGATTTCTGAAAATGCGTTGCGCCTGATGTAACGTCTTCTCTTACTAGGGCGTATTGACGTTTAAGTTTTCTTTCAGCTAACTTTTCAGCTTTCTCCCATGCTTCTTTTTCTTTTACAGCGGGTTTATTTACTGACCATGAAAATTGCCCTTTCTGATAGACAACCTTGCATACAGAGTTTGGGTATGCTTTATGCTCTACACGATTTAGGACAACATCAGCTACAGCTTGTTGCCCCTTTTCTGTATCGTTTCGGGCTTCGTAATAAACAGCTTCAGTAAGGCATTTGTGTTCTTGTTTATTGAGAACAACAGAATGTGTTGTAACTTGTTTTGTTTGGCTGCTATTCATGGGCGCAACGCTTAAAGCAGCAGCCAGTAGTAGTTTAGTTAGGTAATACAAAATTTGGATACCTCTTTATGCCACAATAAGATATATTTCCTAGCTTACAAGAGCTTTTTCTCATGTCAAATGAACAAATCGAAATCCAAGATTCCATACTCAATCCTGAACCGCCAGATGGGCGTTACAAAATTAAAGGCACTTCTTATATCAAGAGCCATGGCGCTGTCATTAACACTTCTACTGATGATTATCAGAAACGGCTGAATGCTATTGCGCAGCAGAAGAAGATTGTTGAGAACGAAAAGAGGCTTAATGAACTTGATGACAAGCTGAATAAGATAATGAAAGCGCTTGGAATTGATGAGTAGTTACTAATTCGTCTTGGAATAAAGAATGGCTTGGTTGAGCCATTCTTATGACTTTTCTCTAGGGATTATTCGCCACTTTTTCCGCCATTTTGTCAAAATCATTACTGTAGCGTCTAGCCCATCGAAAGCCATTAAAGCAGGGCTTCTAAATCGTGTTTTAAGCCATTATATTAGAACTTTCTAATATACATAAACCATTGATTTTATTGAAATTGTTAGTTTTACTAAATTCACCCTAAAATCCTAATACCAACATAGCGGGTAAGCATTTCGTCGCCTTAGAACGCCATTCAGGCGGTTCTAGGGGCATATAATGAAGCCCTTCAAACTCAATTAGAAGTTGAAGGGCTTTTGATTGGATTTAATTAAGAAGCTAAACGATTTCAACCAATTCACCACCGCCTAATTCATAAATAGTGGCTTTCTGAAGTTTGCCGTTCTTATTCATCATGAGTGAATGGTCTTCAGTAACAGTTACTTCATTGCCACTTTTGGTTTTAACCATATGTAAAGGCTTATTAACTTCATGGCGCATGACGTATTTGACTGGCTTGTAAACAAGTTTGTTGTCGTGAATAGTAAGGGCTTTCAGGAAATCAACTGGAATAACTTCAGCGCCATTCTTAGTTACTACGATTTTCTCATCATTTTCTTCCAGCTTCCTAACAGCTTCAATGAAGATTTCTTCTATTGAAATAGCGCCTTCTTCTGTTCTTATCATGGTTTCGCCAGTTACAGAATCCGTATCACCTGCAATGATGAAGTCTTTTTGCGCGTTAGTTAGCTTGGAAAGGAAAGCGTTTACTTTGTCACCAATGTACATAGCCATTAACTGCCCTGTAAGGGTTATTGCTTCTGCCATATCCAGCTTGTAATAGCGGAATGTGTTTGTTCCCAGTGCGCCATAAAGAGAGTTAATAAGAATCTTCATGGCGTACTGGTACTGGTCATAGAGCTTTACCTTTACAGAAAGTTCGTCGTAAAGGGCTAATAGTTCTTGGTCTGAAAGTTTTGTAAGGTCTTGATTTTCATCCATTTTATAGAATCCAGATTAACAGTTTAGCTGCTAGATACAGCACTGCAAACAATGCCATTATCCAGCCTAGCGTTCCTATTGGTGTTGATTCAACATCTTGATAACGTTTACCTGTTTTATCATCAATTACATCAATGAGTTCTGATTCAGCTTGGAATAAGTAAAGCCCAATAACTAGCAGGATTAAAGCACCTAGAATCTGAATCATAGTTTTAATCCTGCATAGTAGCCAATGACACCGCCAGTGATGAACAGTGCTACAAGAATAAGGATTTGAATAAGCATTTTGAGGTCTCCTTTTTAAACGTTTAATCCAGCAAGTTTAGGTAAGGCTTTCGCTACAAAAAGAGCGAAGTCTTTGTAATCCTGATGGAGTTGGTTTGAATCAAAGGCAAGCATTGGTACAAATGTTTCTGTGTTGCCTATTGCGCCTTCTACTTTTGAATCATCCTCAAGAATTTTGAATCTGGCACATAACGCATTTAACCAAAATGTAAGTTCAATCCAAGATTCGCCTGATACATAATCTTCAAAGTTCTCATAACGAATTTCAACATCACCAGAATTATCTGTGTTCAAGTTCCATTCGATTACTACATAGCCAGCGCCTTCATCCTCAACTTCGGTTACAAGTAATTTTTCATCACGCTGGAAAACATCAATAACGGATTTCATGATGGTGTAGATAAGCCCTTCTTTGGCTTTAATGCGCTCAAACGCATCAAAAACATCTTTTGCAGTTGGTTTAATGTCTTCTTTACTGGCTGCTCCAACATTATAACGCTGCGTAACCGTCAGGAAATCCTTAACAGGACGCCCCATGTAAAACATTCCACAATCCCGTTTTTGTACAATTACTTGCTTTTTAGCTTTTCTGATGAGAGATTCAAACGAATAAGATTTAGTGGAATCACCTTTGAAATTGCCATCTAAATTCTCTAATTTCAACTGCTCTGTAAAGCTATCCCATCTAGCGCCATCAAACGCTGGTAAGCCTTTATGCAAACGTACAGCTTGGTCTTTTGTATTGTCAATCGTAAGGTAGTTGAATTTAGCCAACAATTCTGAATCAAGCTCAATGATGTAATCGTCTGAAACTGGTAACAAGATGACTTCAGAATCTATAAAAGTTGGTTCTGCTTTAGCATCGGCTCTAATGTAACTCGTTTCAAACTTAGCGAAGGCGTCTTCTTCTCGGTCTTTAACTGGCAATGTTGATAAACGTCGCGAAAGCAGTTCTCTGCGCTCTATTTCATCTGGCGTAACATCAACAGAACCAAGAATGATACTTACATCAGGAGTTGCTTTTAACACAGCATTGCCATCATGGCTTACTGTAACGATGTTATCAAAGATTTCAGCAAAGTAATATTCACCAACAAAGTATTGCTGATTGTGGAATTCTATAATTTTGACTGCCATTTTCTGGTCTCCTTTCTATGATGTGTTAATGGCGGCAATTATAGCCGCCATTTTGGGTTGGTTCAATTACAAAGGTTTCATTTAGATGGTCTAAAGAACTTAGACGCTTCTTCAAAGAGCTTACCTGCTGATGCAATCAAATCGTCAAATTTCGCCATGATTTCATTGGCTACAGTTTCTTCAACTTTGCTATCAGTTTTAGTGCCGCTCTTGACTTTCTTGCCGTTCTTATAAAACTGAATTACATTATGTTCAATAAACCAAATTGGCTGTTTAAGTTCAATGTTGATAGACTTAGCTTGGTCAACAAGCCAATTAATGTTGTGATATGTGCTAGCGAGTAATGACACATCGGTCAATAGGTTTTCCAACTTACCCCATCTTAATTGAATGTTGGTGCTATCCCATCGCCCACTTTTATAGAAGGGTTTGGTTTCATGCAGGCGAATAGTATAGTCTTCATCAAACGTAATGAAGTTAAATCGCCCAATTACATCTTGAGGAAAAGCAATCACATCATCGTGAATTTTAAGCATCAACTCATCGTCTTCTTTAACAGGCGCTTTGCCAAATTCTCTCGTTACGAAGTAACTAAAATCATCATCGTCTTGGTCTTTAACTGGCAAAGCATTGAGCCTCCTGGTCATACCCTGAAGATTGAGGCGCGTCTCTATCTGTAGGTTAGGCAAGAGCCCGATAGCATAAGTTTCGCCTTCTTCATATTCAAATTGAGGTTGAGATTTAACGAAGACTTCGCAATGTCCCGTTGTGAAGACAATAGATTCTTTATAGTCAATGAAGAAGCGTTCAGGTACAAGAAACTCTTTGCCATGATAAATGATTAGTTTAGATTGCTTTAACATCTTATTCACCTTTTTCTTTGCCGAAGCTAACCAAAAATTCTACAAACTTTTTGATAACTTCATTGTAGTCTTGAACCTTGGCAAATTGGTCTTTGCTAACTTCTTTAAGGTCATCAGACGAAAAGAACGAATAGAGGTTATCATCAAACACCCTAAGCGCCAAAATGCCTTTATCAGAATGAAATTCAACAACTTTTACATTATTGAAAATCTTAATGATGTCTTTGTTTTGGCTTTTATCTTTAATGCACGTAACCCTACCGACAGTACCGCGAATCTCAATATCCTTGCGTGAAAGACGATATATCGCATCACGAATAAAACTCTCTTCAAGCGATTTATCCTTTTCGGCAAGAAGTTTTTGTTGAAAATCAATCAATATGTCTTCTGGCGAATCAGGCGTATCAATAGTTTCATGCTGAATAACTTCACAATCACTAATTTTGGCTATGTAAGTGCGCCATTTTTCGTTTGTTTCTTCGTCTAAAGGAAACGCCGTGTTAATGAGTTTTGAGCCAGATGAGACCCAACATACAGACATAGCCGTATAGGGCTTTTCTTTGTGGGCAAGTATGCCTCCATCTTTATTCAATGAAATCCATTCATAGCCTTCGCGAATCAAATGTACTGGAACGGAAGCTAATAACGGCTTACCTGCTCCTTTCAATTCTACAATGCGATAATTTTTGGTCTTGTTAATCAAGTCCTCAATCCTACACAGAGTATCTGTGAAAAACATCAGTGAACGTGGCTTACAATTAAGTTTAACAGCGAATTGTTCGCCATCCGCATGCCAAACACCATTATCCAAACGAGTTGGTTCTTGAACATGCAGCCGCATGATTTGATGTTTGTCATCAAATGTGAGATAAGTGAATTTGTTCAACCATTCTTTAGACACAAAAAGAATAAAGCCATTATCAAGACGCAAGAATGTTGCGTGTTCCATGATACGGTTATGGAATTCTTTTCTAGCTAATTCTCTAATACGATTATCAATAGTATCGTTTTGAAGTGAATCTGTAGCGTCGTAGGCTTCTTTAGGCGTCATATCTGACTTTTGTTTAGCTGCCGCATTTTGCAGCATTTCTTCAAAAGCCTCATGGAAAGATTGGTGTTTAGGTTTAGATTTAGGTTCTTCTGTCACTTTGATGTCTTCCAACCGATAAACCATTTGCCAAGCGTTAGTAATTTTACCATTGAATTTTTGGTCAAGTGTTTCCATGGCATCGTTAATTTCATCACCTTCTATCCATTCGTTGCCATAGAATGTTGGCTTATCAGTGAAGATTGAAATTACGCCATTTTGGTTAATGGCAATCCACTCATACGGTTCAGACCATTTAGGCTCAAATTCAATGATTTGGTTCTGAATTTGTACTTTCATTGTTGCTCCTTTTCTATATGAAAACAGCGCCAGTATAGCGCTGTGTTCTTTTGTTTCAATTACTACTCAGCAATGCCGTTCTGGAAGTACCAAGTTCTAGCCTTAACTGCTATTGCTGTGTTTACAGCCTTCATATTAAAGCCATTCTCAACAATCGTATCCCGTTCTTCTTTCAGCACATCCTGTTGAATCCATTTAATGTATTCACCAGTTGACTTCTGATTAAGCGGGAAATTGTTCATACGCAAATGTTCTAGCCCCTGAAGTAGGCGGGATTCTGTCACGGCGTAATCAGCGAATTTCTGAATATCAGCAAGTTTTTCTACGCCAGATGAAACCAGTTTCTTCACTTTAGAAGATTGATGTTTTTCGCCTTTTACTTTGAACCTGTAGTAATCCTTATTGTTTTCATCCAAGAATGACCAAACGATTCCTTCACCAATCCCAGAAACACCGAATGCTTTAGCTACAGGACATTCTTGTTCAACATTTTCAGTAAGTTCTTGCAGTTCGTGAAGAACAAGTTCTGGTTCATTGAAATCAATAGTAATTTCAAATGTTTGGAAGTTTGTGATGGGATAGATTTGATGTTCAGCTTCTTTAATTAGCTTCAGGTTTTGGTCTGAAGTAAGCCACTTGCCATTTTCCAGAAGGTTTACTGCCGATTCCCGAACTTTATCTTCGTCTGAATGGAATGTGAAAATGTCAAATGCAACAAACATTTTGGGCAGTTTGGTAATGGCTACCTTAGATTGAATGTTTCCGCCGCACCACTCGCCATAAATGACAATGAAATGATTGTCGGGAATGTTGTTGGCAATTCTAAGTTCTTCAAAGATTTGAATGAACTGTTCACGCTTTTGTTCTGCGAACATGCAGAAGCCAGCATTATCTGATTCCAATGACAGCAAACGGTCTCTGGATTGCGCCCTGTAGTAATCAAGGGCTTTGTTGTAAATGATGGCAGCGTTTGTGCCATGCAGCTTCACTGTTCCTTTAAAAGTGAGTGTTGGTGCTTGTTTAGAAAGGTCAAAGATGGGCTTGCCATCTTCATCCGCGCCAATAAAACGCGCTTTCTTCCGAATATTTGAAACAACATTACGGAATTGTTCGATTGAGGGGAATTTCACAAAGTAAGCCATATAACACCTGCCACGTCTAAGATTTTATTAACAAGTTTACCAGTATTCTCAACTTCAAGAGCATCTCTGCTATTGAAGAAGTCTTCTAAATGCTTTGCAAACGCTTTCCAAATAGAATCATTTTGAAGCCATTCAACTTCAACTTCGCCATCATTATGAATGTTTAGGGATAACTCGTCTTCCACTACAGTCACACTGATGTACTTTAAGACCACATAAATAAAAATGGATGTGCAGTCATATTCGGTTGAAAGATGTGAATCCCACTTGTCCCACCTGCTAAACTTGCTGGACTTACTAGGCTTGTTAGTCTTGTTAGTCTTCAAAGCACCAAGAACCTTAGCTAGAGTTCCTTTTATAAGGTCAGTTTTCAAGTCTGTCAACATATCTACAGCAAGTTTGTAGTCCACTTCTTTCGTTTTACAATCTTTCTTTTCAGCGGCTACGGCTAAGAGCTCGCTGACAAGTTTACTAGTGTTTTCAACTTCAAGAGTATCTCTGCTATTGAAATCTTCTTCTATGGATTCAACATATTCCCTTACGGGTCTATCTAACCATCCCCGCCCATCTGTCATTACATTGACTTTGCCTTTATCATCAAAAACAAAAGGCAAGAAATCTGTATAGCAAATGATTTTATTCTTGGCAGTATCAATAGAAATTCTTAAGCCCTTATAATCATTCGCAACACAATGATTGCCAGTCTTCACCCACTCGCCATACTTCAGCGCCCTAATAACCTTTATTAGATTTTCTTTCACTATATTAGTCTTAAGAGTTAGCACTATGTCTGCGGCTAATTTGTAATCCTCTCGTTTCATTCCTAATCTCCTTTTTCTTCAGTGGCTAAAGCTAAAATGATATTAACAATTTTCTTAGTAATTTCAGTCTCAAGAGCATCTCTGTTATTGATGGCGGCTTCTGTTTGGTCAAGATAATCCCACCGTATAGCTCTGTTAGCCATTAAATCAATCCCACCATTGCTAGTGAAAATAACAGTTAAGTATGGTTTTACATAGCAAAGGATTTCATTATCAGCAAAATCAATGGCATATCTTACGCCCTTGTAATCGTCTATGATGTAGTATTCGCCAACCTTCTTCCACTCGCCATACTTCAAAGCATTGATAACCTTCAATAAATTATCTTTTGCAATATCAGTTTTCAGGGTTAATGCCACATCTATAGAAAGTTTGT